CGTATGGACCAGAAGAAAAAGCTAAACTAGAAAAAATCATTACCGAAGGCGGCACAGTCATGCGGGAAATTGATGATCTACGTGAAAGCTTGAAAGAAACTGTAAAAAGTATTGCTGATGAATTAGGCACCAAACCTGCAATCATTAATAGAGCAATTAAAATTGCATATAAAGGTGATTGGAACAATCATAATGAAGATTGGCAAGAAGTTGAAGCTATTTTAGATATTACTAAAAATATTTAATTTAATAGTTATTGGAAAGGTAGGCTGGGCCATAAACCGCATAGATGGGTGCTTATGAGCCGGAAATCATAAATGGAGAATATAATATGGAAATTAACAAAGACTTCGAATTTGAAGTATGTGAAACATGTCCGTCACTTCATGATTGTGAAGCTAGATGTTCATGCAAAATTGAAGAAATGCTATCAGAAGATGTAGCAAAACAACGTGGTGAAGACGAAACCTCTTTAATGGGGGATTCAGAATGAGCTATGTAGATGCATTTTTTGATAAAACTGCTGATATTGTAAAAGTCGTTGAACGCAATAAAGCAGGTGGTAGAGAATACCGAGATTTCCCAGTAAAACCTACATTTTATTATGGTGATACTAAAGGAAAATACCGATCAATATATGGCAAACCATTAACGAAAGTTGTATGTAAAAATACACGAGATTTTCGTAAAGAAGTAGCTGTCAATGGTAACAAAAAACTTTTTGAAGCCGATCTAAACCCAATATTTGTTTGTCTCAGTGAACATTACATAAACCAAGATGCACCAAAGCTTAATGTAGCATGGTTTGATATTGAGGTTGATATGCAAGCATTTGCAGTATCATCCCAGCACATGGTTAAAATCAGAAAAAAACAATGATTGTTTGATATCGAAGTAATAATGATAAATAATTCTAAAGGAGAATACTATGAATTATTTAAAAATATACAACGATATAATTAAATCCGCACAATTAAAAAATAGAACTAAAAATATATTGTTAGAAAAGCATCATATAATACCACGTAGTTGTGGTGGTGATAATAGTAAAGAAAATTTAGTATTGTTAACCACCCGTGAACATTTTATATGCCATTTATTATTGGTTAAAATATATAAAGATACACCTATATTTTATAAAAAAATGATATATGCATTATGGTGGATGTCAAAAACTAGAAAAGGATACAATGAATATCGGGTTACTAGTCATTCATATTCAGCGGCTAGAATCAAATTTTCTGAAAATAATCCTAATAAATGCATAGACCGTAAAAAAAAGTTTTTGCAAAATCATAAATCCGGAGTTTATAACTACGATTATGATAAGGTAAGGAATACATTAAAATCTACATTATCATTAATGTCTAAAGAAGACATGGATTTACGAATGAAAAATTCAGTTCAAAAATGTGATCATAAAAAACGTGGTGATTCTATCAAAAAGGGGAAAAGTTCTACATTTTTGATGACTACAGTCAACAATGAAACAATTGAATTTTCATCATATGATGATGTATTGTCTATAACTGGATATACTTATAGACAAATAAAGTATAGATTACAACATTATAATGGATTATTAGAAAATGGTGCTTGTGTAACATATATTTCAAAATATCGAGGGAACGATGGGAATATTGGAAGAAAAAGAAATATCAGTATTTGAATTAAGTAACATACAAAATAAAGATGAGTATGAAGTTTACGATGAAACATTAAAAAAATGGGTTAATATTGCAGATTGTAGCTATTTAAAACCTGGACCAGGATATGCATCACCAGATGATGCATTTATGCCAATTACTGCGATTGCAGTTCACTTACAATGGTTAAACACTCTGGTATGTCTTGCAATCCCTCCAAAAACCTTGTCAATGGAGGAAGCAACCGAAATTGTCAAAGAATTTCCAAACACTATATTATTCAATACTGAAGCAGAACTATTAGATACATTTTTGGATTTAATAAAAGATGCCGATGTATTAAGTGGCTGGAATTCAGAAGGTTTTGATATTCCATACACCGTTAATCGGGTTACCAAAGTATTAAGCAAAGATGATACTAGACGTTTCTGTCTATTCAATCAATTCCCGAAAAAACGTGAATATGAAAGATATGGTAAGACAGCATCAACCTATGATTTTGTGGGTAGAGTTCATATGGATAGTTTGGAACTTTATCGCAAATATACTTACGAAGAGCGTCATAGCTATCGCCTAGATGCAATTGCTGAATATGAGTTAGGTGAGCATAAAACAGCATATGAGGGAACACTTGATCAGTTATATAATAATGATTTTAGAACATTTATTGAATATAACAGACAAGATACTATGCTGTTGGAAAAGCTAGATAAAAAATTAAAGTTTTTAGATCTAGCTAATACATTAGCACATGAAAATACGGTATTACTACAAACCACTATGGGTGCAGTAGCAGTAACCGAGCAAGCTATTATTAATGAAGCGCATCAACGCGGGTTTCAAGTACCAACTAGACTCAAATCTGATAGCACATCAGAAAACATGGCAGCTGGTGCTTATGTAGCAAACCCAAAAGAAGGATTGCATGATTGGGTTGGCTCATTAGACATCAATTCACTATATCCATCAGTAATTCGTGCTCTCAATATGGGCCCAGAAACTATTGTTGGTCAGCTTCGTCCTGATATGACCGATGCATTTCTTAAATCTGAGATGGCAAACGGTCGATCAATTACCGCATCTTGGGAAGGTGTATTTGGCACATTAGAATACACTGCTGTTATGAATAAAGAATACGATAAGCAGATTACTATTGACTGGGAAGATGGTGGGTCTGATGTTGCGAGCGCTGATCGCATTTATCAAATGATCTTTGAATCAAAACAGCCATGGATGTTAAGTGCAAATGGTACTATTTTTACATATGAAAATGAAGCAATCATTCCAGGATTATTAAAACGATGGTATGCTGAACGTAAAGATATGCAAAAGAAACTCAAGGAAGCTATTGCAGCAGGTGATAAAGAACAGGAAGAATACTGGGATAAAAGACAATTAGTTAAAAAAATTAATTTGAACAGTTTATACGGTGCTATTTTAAATGCCGGTTGTAGATTTTACGATAAACGTATTGGTCAATCGGTAACATTGACTGGTAGACAAATTGCTAAACATATGGCTGGAACTGTTAATCAAATTGTAACAGGTGAATACAATCATATTGGCAAGGCTGTTATTTATGGTGATACAGACTCGGTTTATTTTTCTGCATATCCAATCTTCAAAAAAGAAATAGAAGCTGGAAATATCCCATGGGAGAAAGAAGATGTATCTGCATTATACGATCAGATAGGTGAAGACGTAAACAAAACATTCTCTCCATTCATGTTATCAGCATTTCATTGCCCACCAATTAGAGGTGAAGTTATTAAAGCTGGACGAGAAATTGTTGGTAGTAAAGCATTGTTCATTACAAAAAAACGATATGCGGTATTAGTGTACGATAAAGAAGGGAAACGCAAAGATAAAGATGGCAAACCTGGTGAGATAAAAGCAATGGGATTAGATTTGAAACGATCAGATACCCCTGAATTCATGCAAAATTTCTTGAGTGAAATATTAGAAATGGTATTAACTGGTTCTCCTGAAAAAGAAGTTTTGAATCGAATATCAGAATTTAGATCTTTATTCAAAGCAAGACCAGGCTGGGAAAAAGGTAGCCCGAAACGAGCTAATAATATCACCAAATATCGAGCATTAGAAGATAACACTGGTAAAGCAAATATGCCTGGTCATGTTCGAGCTAGTCTGAATTGGAATACTTTAAAATCGGTATTTTCTGACAAATATTCAATGAATATTACTGATGGTGCTAAAGTAATTGTATGTAAACTGAAAGATAATCCATTAGGATTTACCAGTGTTGCTTACCCTGTTGATGAACTGAGATTACCACAGTGGTTTAAAGAACTACCATTTGAACATTCAGCAATGGAAGCTGTTATTATTGATAAAAAAGTGTCAAATTTGATCGGTGTATTAGAATGGGATCTAATGAGTACCAATGAACAGACATCATCAAATGCTCTTTTTAGATTCTAAAAAACTTGACAAGATCTATTAATAGTAGTATAATATTTAAAAATAAAGGAATTACAATGAAAGACTTTTTACAGGACTTGGTATCACATACTCATTCGTTGGGATTTATCCCACTTTTAAGAATAAATGCGTCTGATACACGGACATATATCGACGCTGTGACTGAAGATAGAAAAATGTTATTCTCAGGGATCACTAAAACACCTGTACCAAATATAAATGGTAGTTTTGGCATGAACAATCTCCATAAATTGGACCTACATTTGAAGTGCCCGGAATACGATAAAAATGCAGGTATTTCTATCATCACTGATACAAGAAATGATGAAGTGATACCATCTGGTATCCATTTCCAAAATCAAGCAGGTGATTATCAAAATGATTTTAGATTCTTACACAAACACATTGTAGATTTAAAATTTAAAGATGCGGATTTTTTAGGAACCACTTGGGACATCGAGTTTGAACCAGCACAAACTAGCATTCAACGGTTGAAATTTCAGGCGGCTGCTCACACAGAGGAGACATTCTTTAGTACAACT